ACTACTAGCTACAATAATTTATACAATACAAAAAATAAAAAAGAATAAAAATGAGTAAAGAATTAAATGAAGATACTAGCTTAAATATTAGTATAAAAACATTGATAGCTATTGGAGCTGGTATGGCGTCATTAATTGGAATGTGGTTTGCTTTACAAGCCGATATTGAGGAAGCTAAGTTGTTGCCAGAGCCAGAAATTAGTCGAACTGAATACGATTTAAAAGATCAATTAATTAGGGAAACAATTATGAATACTGGTAAAAAAGTTGAGGAAAATAGCGATGCTCTGAAAAATATTGATGAAAAATTATTTGAAATAATAAGTAAATGAAAAAATATATATTATGTGTGATATTTGTATTAGTTGCGGTTTGTGTTAAAGCTCAAGATATTACTGTTTTGCAGATTAATGCAAAGTGGAATGAAAGAAACAATTTTGATTTAAGTAATCTGAACGGTGTTGTTGTTAAGTATAGCTACTTAAAGGACCAGCCAAAAGATGTACAAAAAAGCATTAGTGCTGTTCCAGTAATTGTTATAATTGATAAAACTGGCAGAGTTAGAATGCAATATACTGCTGATTTATCATTTAAAATTAAAGCTTCAACAATGGAGATGCAAAACATTATAAATAAAATTAGATGATTAGTAAACATATTTCAGAAAAGGAAGCAACAAAAAGCATAACAGCTATGCGACTTGGATTAGCTAATACACCAGATGGCAATATTTTAACTAATATGAAACTTGTTGCCGAAAATGTATTTGAGCCGCTAAGAAAGTGGGCAAATGGTCCTATTAAAATTAATAGCTTTTATAGATCAGAAACTTTAAATAAAGCAATTGGTGGCTCGTCTAAAAGCCAACATTGTGAGGGTAAAGCTATGGATATTGATGATATTTACGGTCATAAATCAAATGCTGAAATGTTTAATTACATAAAAGATAATTTAAGCTTTGATCAAATGATTTGGGAATTTGGGGATTCAACAAACCCAGATTGGGTTCATGTTAGCTATGTTAGTGATTCTGTAAATAGAAACAGAATATTAAAAGCGGTTAGAGATAAGGGAAAAACAAAATACATTGATATTACAAATGGATAATTTTCAATTTGGCATATTAGATATTATTAGTAGTGGACCATTATTAGGTTTTTCATATTATCCAGATGATGAGCAAACAGAATATGCAGAGCTTAATATATATCTAATTTTATTTGGTTTACATTTTAGATTTTTTAATAATGAGTGATAAAAAGAAATTCAAAGAAACAACAGTTGGTAAATTATTATTCGGTGCCGCATCAATGATAAATCCAACGTTAGGTAAAGTATTAAGTGGTGTTAACTCGCCACAAGAAGCACTAGCAGAAATTGGTAAATCCAAAATATCAAATGAAGATAAAATTAAGCTCCAACAAATGATTTATGAGCAACAGAATAAGGAGATTGAAGCTGTGACAAATAGGTGGCAAGCCGATTCAATTAGTGATTCATGGCTAAGCAAAAATGTGCGACCTATGGTTTTAGTGTGGTGTATTGTTGTATTTAGTTTAGCTGGTATATTAGATAGTATTGAAAGTGTGCCATTTCACATTGGGGCCACATGGAACGATACATTTGAAAAGGTAATGATGGCCGTAGTATTGGCTTATTTTGGTGGCCGAACAGCTGAAAAATCAAGTAGCATATTTAAAAAATAATGGCAAAAAACATAACTCAAACATTTAGAGCAAACACAAGAAAAAAAAGAAAGGGTGTCCATTCTAAAAATGCTAGTAAAGGACAAACTGGGTTTAAAAAAAAGTATAAAGGGCAAGGGAAACAAAGGTAAACGAAATTGCTTAAATTTGTAAAAAATACAATATGGCAACTACATTTACTGGATTAAGGGTTCAAGATACTTATAATGCAATTTTAAAAATTGGCGACAATTCCAACCTTAGCGGTACTGCAAAAATTCTTAGTGATGGTGTTGGTAATAGTTCTAGTATCTATTTATCTACTTCGAGATTTGGAATAGGCATAACTCCAGCATATCAATTTCACACTAGCGGTAATGCTAAAATCGGTGGCAATCTTATAATATCTGGCAACTTAACTGTAAATGGTACATTAACATATTTAAATGTAACCGATTTACAAGTCGAAGACCCTTTAATAAAACTAGCTAAAGACAATACAGCAAATACACTAGATATTGGTTTGTTTGGCAAGTACGTTGCTACTGGCACTAAATACAAAGGTTTATTTAATGATGCTAGCGATGACAAGTTTAAGCTATTTATAGGCACATCTACTGAGCCAACAACAACTGTTGATACAACTGCTAGTGGATATACAGTTGGAACTCTTGTAGCTAATTTAGAGGGTAATGTAACTGGCGGCACAATATCTGGTACAACTGGTACGTTCACTGGTTTGGTATCTGGTATTGCACCAACCTCAGATTTAAATTTTGCTACTAAAAAATATGTAGATGATCAAACGATTCCAACGCCAACATTAAGCTCTGTTTTAAGTGCTGGTAATTCATCTGGTGCAAGTGATTTAAAAATTATTGATGATCAAAAACTACTTTTAGGTGATAATGGTGATATGCAAATTTATCATAATCAAGTAAATTCTGTATTTTTTAATGATACTGGAAATATAGTTTTTAGAAATAATGCTAATGATTCCGATATTAGTTTCCAAACAGATGATGGTCAAGGTTACACTACTGAATACATGAGAATTGATGGCGGCACAGAAAACATAGTATTTTCAAAACCTATAAGCGGAACTACTGGTACTTTTATAGGTGGTATGTCATCTTTTGAAACTGTTTTAGGAGGCACAACAAATAATGATGACTGGCAAAACTCACCTATTAGTATATTAGAACGAGGCAATGTACAAGGAACTGAAACCGCAGATAAATATGCTCCTAATTTAAATTTTCACTGGGGAGATAAATATTCAGCTTCTTTATGGATGGATGTATCAGGTGCTTTACACTATGGACGGTATAGTGGAGCTGGAACACCTTCAACAGATGGCAAAATAAAAGCGGCAAATTTTATAGGTGCATTAACTGGTAATGTAACTGGCGGCACAATTTCTGGAACGACTGGAAATTTTACTGGTTTAGTAACTGGTATTGCTCCGACTAGTGATTTAAACTTTGCCACAAAAAAATACGTTGATGATCAGACAGTACCCACACCAACGCTATCTAGTGTTTTAGGTGCTGGAAATACATCTGGAACAAATGATTTAATTATACAAGATAATGATGAACTTGTATTGGGTAGTTCAACAGATTTTAGAGCATATCATAATGAAACTAATACGTTATTTAGAATAAATACTGGTGATTTAATATTTAATTCATTCGTTGATGATGGTAATATTAAATTTCAATTAGATGATGGTTCTGATCCAGCTGGTTTGACTGAATATATGAGGTTGGACGGGGGTGAACAAAGAATTATATATGGAAGGTCACCACTAATTGTTGACAATCTTAAATTATATTTTGGTAACGACACATCAAATGATGCTAGTATTAGATGGGATTCAACAGCTAGTCAATTATTTATTGATGGAACATCTAAGTTTTTAGATGATGTTATAATGGTAAGCTCTGGTTTAGCCGCCTCACCAACACTTGCTATTAATAACCCCGCTAGTAGTGCATTTGTTCATAGTATTGAGGCATTTGCAGCAAATGTTACAAGTGGTCAAACCAATTTAATTGTTGTTGGTGAATCAGCTAGTTCAAAAAATTCTGGTTATATAGGTTATAATTGGGATTCTGATGCTAGTGATAGCAACTATGTGTCTATTGGACATTGGGGTGTTGATCATTTGATTAAAGTTTATGCTAGTGGTTCAGTTAATTTTGTTGGAACTATTATAAGTACAAAAGATGGAACTGCTTTAGAAATGGATGGTGGCTCAAGTGCTGAGGGTATAAGATTACAAGCAGATTCTAGCACAACTTATCCAGTATTTTTAAGATCGGTAAACCCTAGTTCTGGCGAATCATCACCTTGGCTTTATCAAGAAAATACACCAAGTTGGGGTATATGGCACAATAATCCTATTAACTCTTTTGATTTTACTAGGTCAGGTTCACAAAGTGGTGCAATAGCAACTGATGTTGGTGGTGAAACTAATAGTGTTATGATTCGTTTAAATAATACAGATGGATCAGGTACTTTTGTTGGTGGTGTTACAGCACCTTCTTTTAGTGGAAACTTAACTGGCAATGTTACTGGCAATGTTACTGGTTCGGCAAGTTTAAATGTGCTTAAAGCTGGTGATACAATGACTGGCACCTTACAAATTAATAGTAATGATAGTGGAGAAGGTGATAATTTAAAAATATATTCAACAACACAACATCAATATCCACAAATATTTTCAGATTCTACTCGTGAAGCCATGTGGAATTATAAAAACGATACTGCTACATGGTATGTTGGGATTAGAAATTCATTACAACTTATAGGTGCAAAATCAGCATTTGCTTTTTACAACACAACAGATGGTGCAACAGTCGGTGGTTATAGCACAGCTGGTGATCATTATGCTAAAAACTCATCAAGATCAAAAATATTTTATGATTTAGATAATGTAAATTTTTATTATGATCCAGCAACTGGAAGTGTACAGCAATATACATACAATGTGTCTGGTACCTCTGGTAATTATGGTTCTCAAATTATAGTAGGTCAAACAAGTGTTAATTTACCCTATACATTACAAGATTCAAACCATCGCCCTGTTTTAGCGGCAACTGGTAATTATCCAGTATTACATTTAAATCATACTTCTAATACAAACACAAATCATGGACCTACAATACAATTTACACATAATGGAGTAACTGATGATAGACAATGGGTTATTGGTAGTACTGGTGATGGAATTTCTTTAGACATAGGTTTTTCAAGCGATGATTATTATGCAACTGGTAATGATTACAACCCTCATAATGGTATATCTGGTTATAGAGGTAAAACATATATGCGATTTAGAGAAAATGGCAATATTGGTTTAGGAGCTTCAAATGGTGGTTGGGGTGGTATTAGCGGAGGAAATCCAGCTTATGCAATAGATACAAAAGGTACATTATATAACAATACAGATGTTAGAGCGCCAATATTTTATGCTCATGATGATATTAATTATTATCTCGACCCAGCATCAACAAGTGCATCACTCAATGTAGCTGGAAGCGCTACTTTTGGCGGTGATGTGTATGGTAAATCAGTAAATGCCGCTTACTCTCAATTATACAGATTTGGTGGTATATTCTTTACTTGGGATTCAGACACTTATGGAACCGACTTTTATCACAGTATAACATCTACCCACAATGGTGTATATGGTGATAATATCACAATGAATTCTTACGGAAAAGTTAGAATAAATTTTGATAGTAATAATAACGATAGCGCTGATTTTAGCATAGGTACGCACACTACTGGAGCATCAAACACATTATTAGCATTAGATAGTGCTGGTAGTTGTATTGTTGTTGGTGACGTTAGATCGCCTGTATTTTATGATTCAAATAATACTGCATATTATGGATATTTTGCCAGTGCATCAAGAATGTCAAGAATAAATGGAGGAAATGGTGACAATCCAGCTTTTGTATGTGTTGCAAATGCTAGTTATGGTGCTGGAACAGAGCTTGAAATTGGCGGTTGGAGTACTACAACAACTGTAAGTAAAATAAGAAATTCAAATGGTAATTTACATATAGATAGTAAACAAGGAAATGATATTTATTTACAACATTACCCAACTGGCAACGTAAGAATTGGTGGTGGTGGCGGTTATTTATTATCATATAATAGTGTGCGATCACCAATATTTTATGATTCTGATGATACTGGATATTATCTTGATCCAAACTCAACTAATATATCTTTAAATGTAGCTGGTCGAATACAAACATCTAGTACTGGTTTGGCTGCTTCACCAGCATTTGAAATTAATTGCCCATCTAGCTCAGCATTTATACATACTGCTGAAGTGTTTACACCCAATATGACAAGTGGGCAAACAAATTTATTTGGTATTGGAAAATCTGGTAGTACAAGACAAACTGGATATGTAGGTTATTATTGGTCAGCTAATGCCAGTAACAATAATTTCATTAGTTTGGGTCATTGGGGTGTAGATCATTTATTCAGAGTTTATGGCGATGTAATAACATCACAAGTTAGTTTTAGAGGTTCTGCTGATGTAAGAGGTACAATTTTTTATGATACTAATGATACAAGTTATTATGTTAATCCTAATGCTGGTTCTGAAATATATGATTTAAAATTAAAGGGTGCGAATCATAAATATTTAGAAATTGATCCTACTGGTAACTATGAATCTATGGTTAGATACATGGGAGCTAGTGGTGGTGATTGGTATGTGGGTAAAAGGACAAGTACGAGTAGTTCATCAAATAGTGGTATTTCAACAAGTGATTATCATTTTTATTCTGTTACTAGTGGTAAAACAGTAGGTGGTGTAACCTCAAATGGAGGTATTCATGCACAATATTTTGGATTTACTGTTGGTGATCCAGCCGCTACATTTACATATAATGATACAACTACACGAAGTAAAGTTTATGTGTCAAGTCAATATCCAGTAATTACTATAAATTGTAGCACTAATACTAACTCTAATCATGGTGGTACTTTGCAATTTGTTGCTAGTGGCTATGATTCTAATGCTCAATGGGTGATTGGTTCTGGTGGTACTTGTCAATTTTTAGATTTTGGTTTTGGTCAACCTAGTAATAAAAACCCTCATGTTGGGATTTCTGGTTATCAAGGTAAAACAATGATGAGAATGATTAAGAGTGGAAAGGTTGGAATAGGTGGCAACTGGGGTACCTATGGCTCAGGTAATCCAAGTTATGATTTGGATGTTTTAGGAACTATAAGGGCATCGAGTGATGTTATTGCTTTCTCTGATAAAAGAGTAAAAGAAAATATTAAAACTATTGACAATGCTTTAGACAAGGTTACTAAATTAAGAGGGGTTACATATACTAGAAAAGATATTGAAGATAAATCAACTAAAGTTGGTGTAATTGCACAAGAGGTTTTAGAAATATTGCCAGAGGTTGTTAATCAAGACGACAAAGGAATGTACTCGGTAGCGTATGGTAATATAGTTGGTGTATTAATTGAAGCAGTAAAAGAACAACAAAAACAAATAAATGAGTTAACTAATATAATAGATAAACTAAATAAATAATTAATATATTTGCATTATGAATATAACATACACTTGGAAAATACAAGAATTAAAAATGGCACCATCACTAGATGGTTTAACTGATGTTATTACAAACGTAAGATTTAAATATACTGGTACTGATTCTGATTCTGGCTTTTCAGCTGAATTTATGGGAGCAATACCAATAGGTCAACCAGAATCTGGCAGTTTTATTCCATTAGCTGATTTAACAGAAAATGAAGTTATTGAATGGGTAAAATCTATATATAATTTAGATCACCCTAATAGTGTTATTTTAAAACAAATTAACGAAAAAATACAACCAACAAATCAAGAGGTTCATTTGCCTTGGGAACCGCCATTACCAGATCCGCCAGTAACTCCAACGCCGTAATTTTATAAATTATGGCTTGTCCGAGTATTGCAGATGATGAAATAACAATGTTTAAAACTGGTCGTGAGAGAACTGGAGCTGGTTACGATTCTAGTTATAATTTAAGCACACCAATTTATATGTCAGATTTACAAAGATTATCTGGTGGTAATTCTAGTGGTTCTGGTCAAAGTTATCCAGCTGTGAACACTTTAAATCCTATTGAAAACCGACCAGATGGGGAAAACCCTTTAAGTTTTGCTGAGTTTAGTTCTTATAATCAAAACGTAACTAGAACAGCATTTCAATTTATTTATAGTTCATCATCTAGCTCAAATGCTTGTCAAGCTGGTTTGACAAGTGGTACAGCATATTTTCATACAGATGTTAATAATTTAGTACCAGATGCCGCTAATACTTATTATGCTTATACTACTGTAGGCGGTACAACTCCAGCAGAACAAGGTTATTACGCTATTTATAGTAACGATAATATGCCAGTTGCAACTGGTAAATATATATATGTAAATAATGAGGGCGGTATTTCAGAAGTTGATGATTGTTAAAATAATTACTAAATTTGTATTTAATTAAATAAATAAAAATGAGCAAACTAGAGGAAAAAGAATTAAAATCTTTACAAGAAAATCAAGGAAAAATTAATCAAGTTGTATCTAATATGGGTGCAATTTCTATTCAAAAAATTAACTTAGAAAAGTCAAAAGAATCTTTACTAGGTGAATTAAAAAAAATAGAAGATGAGCAAAACGATCTTAAAAAAGAACTTGAGGAAAAGTACGGAAAAATCTCAGTTAATTTAGATTCTGGCGAATACGAAATTATACCAGAACAAGAATAAATTATGGCTGTTATAAATGCCACTAGCTTTTTGTTGTTAAAAGATACAACAGTTATAGGGCATTCAAAAAGCACAAGTTTTAACGTCAACGTAGATTTACCAGACGCAACAAATAAAGAAAGCGGCGGCTTTAAAGAAGTTATTGCCGGCGTTAAATCAGGCACAATAAGCTGTGAGTGTTTAACAAACTACACGGAAACTCTTGACTTTAGCGAGTTGGCGTCAATGGTTATTACAAAAGAAAAAGCAGTTTTTTATTTTAAAGATAATATAAACGATAAATTTTTGTTAAGGGGAGAGGGCTTTGTTAGCGCCGTTGATGAAACCGCCGAGTTTAATAATGCAACAACTTTTAACCTTGAAATAAACCTAACCGGCGTATTTACTATTACGGATCCGAGTCAAGGTTTGACTTGGGATAATGTCTTTGCTAAGTGGGAAGATATAGCGGATAACTGGGAAGATGTATAAATTTTTTATTTGTATATTTGCTAAAGATTAATAATTTAAAAAAAATATAAATATGACAAGTGGAGTATTTAACGGAACAGATTTAATTCTAAAAATCCATGATGGGACATCAATTTCTGCGGCAACTGCTGTTGGACATTCAACATCTTGTACATTATCACTTTCAAATGATTTACCTGAGGCAACAACTAAAGATTCAAGCGGTTTTCAAGAAGTTATCGCTGGTGTTATTAGTGGTGAGCTTAGCTTTGAGGGGTTAGTTGCTTATGATGATGATGCTAATGCTGCTGATATAAGTGATGTTTTAATTAATAGAAGATCAGTAACTTGGAGTTTTGCAACTGCTGACGCTGCCGATCCTATATTTTCCGGATCTGGGTTTATTAGCTCTATTGAAATGAGTGCTGAGATGGAATCACCGGCGACTTATAGCGGTTCAATTACAACAACTGGCACAATTTCAAAAGCTAACTAAAATTAGTTTTAAAATAAATTAGCAACGGGGTATAACTTAAGGAAATTATACCCTTATAAATATATAATATGGCAAACAAGAAGCGGGGTTACTATACCATAAAAATAGGCGGTAAAATGAGAACTATGCATTTTTCCATGAATTTTTGGTCAAACTATACAGAATTTTTGCAAGTTCCTTTAGATAAAATAGGCGACGTTTTTAGTGATGGAATTTCAATAAAAGCAATTATAGGGCTTGTTTATTCTGGGCTATTGGCACACGATCAAGAGCAAGGCAACGAAATTGATTACAACGAGTACAAGGTTGGAATGTGGCTTGAAGATTTTGACTCTGACAAGCTAAATGACGTTGTTACCTCAATGATGGAATCTAGAATTTTAGGAAACGACCTTAATATGGGCGTGGCCAGAAACCTTAAAAAAACTACAAAACCAACAAAAGAGGGAAAGTAAATAGCCAGCTTGATTGGGACTCTCTTTTAGATTTTTACATTGGTCAGGTTGGCATACCACCAGATAATTTTTGGAGGCATACGTGGAAGGAAAATCACCTTCTCGGCGAGTCATATATGATTAAGGCCAACTTGCAGTGGGAACAAACAAGATACTTATCGGCCATGCTTTACAATGTAAATTGTGATAAAAAAGCGCAAATGATTACACCAGATAAATTATTTCCGTTGCCACAAGATATTTATTTATCCAAGGGCAAACCAAAATCAACAAAAGATAAATATTTAAAATTTAAAAAACGTCTTGACGATATTGAGGCAAAAAAAACTAGTGGATAGAATTTTGTATTTTTGATTAAAAATTATTCATGGCAAAGTTAAGATTAGATTTACAACTTACCGGATTTGATAGGGCTTCTGGCAAGCTTAAACAATTTGGTAATAAAATGAAATCTGTAGGCGCAAGCATGCAAAGATTTAGCTTACCACTTGCCATTGCTGGTGGTGCAGCAATTAAAATGGCCGCAGATTTTAATAGGTCAATGACAAAAATTCAAGCACTAGTTGGCGTTGTTGGTGACGACTTTGACGAGCTAAAAGTAAAGGTTAAAGAGTTTGCAAAGGAAACGGCAACAAGCAGCACAGAAGCTGCCGACGCTATGTTTTACATAACATCTGCCGGATTAAGAGGCGCTGACGCTATTGACACTTTAAATATATCTCTTAAAGCTGCTGCCGCTGGGCTTGGCAATACTGAAACAATAGCGAGGTTAAATACAGCTGCTATGGCAGCTTACGGCAAAGAAAACTTAACAACGGCTCAGGCCACAGACGTTTTAGTTTCTGCGGTTAAAGAGGGTAGATTAGACGCCGAGCAATTAGCAGAGTCAATGGAAAGCGTTGTAAGTGTTTCCGCTACAATGGGTGTTGAGTTTAATGAACTGGCTGCCGCGTTTGCAGCAGTTTCTAAAACAAACTCCAACGCTTCAATAGCCGCTACAGGTTTAAGGGGAATTTTAACAACACTATTAAACCCAACAACTCAAGCCAGAGACGTTTTAAATGGGCTGGGATTGAGCGCAGACACGGTTAGACAAAAGATTAAAGACGATGGGCTATTATCAACACTAAAATTATTAACAGAAAGATTTGCTGGCAACGCTGACGCAACAGCTACAGTATTTGGAAATGTAAAAGCCCTTGTACCCGTTCTTGCTTTGACTGGGGCAAGTGCCGGCGAGGTTGATAAGCTATTTGAAAGAATGAATAATACCCAAGGGGAAACTCAAAAAGCGTTTGATATAACAGCAAGCAAAGCAGAATTTAAGCTTAAAAAGGCAATGAATGATGCCAAAGAAGCTTTTAAAGATATTGGGGATGTTTTACTGGTATCACTTTTACCAGCTTTTCAAAATTTAAGCAAAATTATTGTTACAGTTTTTAAAGCGTTTACAAACCTAGACACAGTGACACAAAATTTTATAATTGGTGCCGGACTTTTAGTCGTTGCTCTTCCAACATTAATAACATTATTTGGTTCATTAGCAACTATTATTGCTGGTTTATTATCTCCGGCGGCTTTGGTAGCTGCAGCACTTGTTGCTATAGCAATGGCTATTTATAAAAATTGGAATGAGGTTGCGCCTGTTTTAGTTAACTTTTATAATATGTTTGTTGACCTTTACAATCAATCTGTTATTTTAAGAGTTGTTATTTTTGGATTAAAGGCGGTTTTTAAAAGCGTTTTTATATACGCCTCAACACAAATAAAAAAATTATCAAATAACTTTGCAACCATGTGGAAACTTATAAAAGAGTTTTCAGAAAAAAAGTTTAAAGGCGACTTTGCAAAAATACTTAAAGACGGATTTGATAAAAATAAAAAAATATCAGATGAAGGCGGAGAAGAAATTGCAGAAACATTTGTAGACGGATTTGGGAACGCATTAAAAAGCAAGTTAGAACATAAGACGGTTGATCAGCTTAACGCCGGAATAACAAATATAGTTGATAAAGCCAAGGGTACAATTACAAACCTACTTGGAAGCATGGGCCTTGGATCCGGCGGTGGTTCAAGCTCTGGCGGAGCTAATAGTGGCGGTGGTTCAAGCTCTAGCGGAGGCGGTGGCGACGAAGACCCAATTGATAAATTAAATAAAAAAACAGAGCAAACAATAGGAAACTTTTTAAAATTGGGATTGACTTCCCAAATGGTTGGAGACGAAATAAGCGGAGCATTTATGAACGCATTTTCATCAATGATGGAAGGAGAAAATTTTTTTAAGTCACTTATAAAAGGTTTGGTCGCACTTATTAAAAAATTGGTCGCAGCTGCTATTGCGGCTTTTGTTTTATCAACTATTTTAGGTGGGTTAAATATTGGCGGCATTGAAAAAGGCGCCAAAGGTTTTAAACAAATATTTAGTAGTTTAACAGGTTTAGGTGGCAACGGTGGAGCAGGGGGCTCTCCAAAACCAATGGCTGTGGGCGGTATTGTAAGCTCGCCAACACTTGGACTTATGGGCGAATATCCGGGTGCGAGATCTAACCCTGAGGTTGTTGCCCCACTTGATAGGTTAAAGTCAATGATTGGCAATAGGGGGGGATCATCAAACGTGCAAGTAAGCGGACAATTTGCTTTAAAAGGTCAAGATTTAGTTGTGGCGTTACAAAGGGCAGACAGAAACAGAAACAGAATTAAATAATGGCATACGAGGTAAAATTTAAGTTGGAGTTTTCAGATGTACTCGGTAACGGTAAAAAAATTGAAATTTTAAAAGATGGATATAGTGATACTGGACCAGTGTACGATTTAGTTTGCACAGATGACCCAGTACAAATTAGCTGGACCCAAGACGATAATTTTTATAATCCCATAATAGGTTCAACTTGTCAAATAAATCTCTTTGTTACGGACTTAACAAACTACGACGATTTTTATATTGCAGACGAAAGAGAGTATAAAATAAAAATTTTTTACAAAGACAGCAGCAATAATTATCAAGTTTATTGGCAGGGCTGGCTACTTGTAGATCAATTTCAAGAAGCCGTTACCACAACGCCTTACCCAATAACGCTAAAAGGTTACGACGCTCTTGGAAGTTTGGACGGCTTTACACAACCGTTAACCACTTCTGGTGGTAATGAACTTGCCGGAGTTTTTATGGTTTTTATACATGAAATACTTGAAAATATAAATTTAGGGTTGGATATATATGTTTCAAATGATATAAAAAAAGATTCTAATAGCGGAAACAATATACTTGATCAAGCTTCATGTGGAGCGGTTAGTTTTTTTTCAGATGGTGTTGACCCCAAAAATTCTAAAGAAGTATTAGAGCAAATATTAAAATTTACAAACTCAAGAATTTTTCAAAGTTATGGCAGATGGTATATAATAAACAACTCAAGTTATAGTGAGCAATCAGTTAAGGATAGCAGCGCCTCAACAGCCAATGGTGGAACAATTCCAACAGGCATAAGAGCCGCTGAAACAACCAGCTTACAAAATAACAATGACGAAGATATTAAATTCTATATTTACAACTCAGACGGCGTTTTCCAAACGGCAAGCACAGTTGACGTTTTAAGCGTTGTACCAAGCGATTTACAACCTATTGACAATAACTTAAGCAAGGAATACCTGCGCCCATTAAAGGAGTACACACAAAGCATTAATATGGCTGGGTTTTTTAGCAGTAATATAATTGGTAATTCTGGCTTTGAATTTGGAACCTCTGGGTGGACGCTGACAAATAGCAGTATTGATACCGAGTTTAGCTTTCAAGGTGACGCCTCTTTAAAATCTACAAATTTAAAAACATCTGCAAGTGGTACAGGCGTAACCGCCACACTGGTAAATTATATTGATGAAGCTGGGTCTGACTTTGTTGGCTACAAACTAAAAATAAATAATTTTTTTAACTCAACATCCGCCGTTGTTAGAGGTTTTAGGTGGCAAGTAAAAGCCGTTGCTTTTACAATTCCGGGTGACCCGCCAATAGCAACTAGATATTGGAACGGAGACACATGGACAACAACGGCCACAATAAACGAGGTTAATATTGTTAATAATAGAAGGTGGAAAAGTTACGACTTTACCGCACCGGCTTTGCCAAGTAATTCGTGGAGGTTATACTTTTACTTATACGACCCATTTCAAACTGGCAGTTCGTCTGGATTTACGGATACGCATTGGGACTCAATAATATTTGATAAAATCTATATAAATGCGGAGGGTCAAAGATCTGAATTTTTTGAAAAATTTGATTTATTGCAGTTTATAAGAAAGCGAAGTGGTAATTTTTCCGGTTTATTAAATCTAGATAATTTAATTTTAACTAACCAAGAGTACGCTAAAATTGACGGAGATTTTTATAGGTCAAGAGACAAAACAAATTATTTAAAATCAATTGAAGAAATAACAAGCCAACAAGTTATAAATGATTATCGAGATTTTTTAGTTAGGTATGAGGGAGATTTATATAATAATAATATAAACCCGCTTGGGCCACATAATAAAGTTTGGATAAATTTTGGTGCAAGCATTTTGCAAGAACCTGTAAGCTGTTATATAGATTCAATGTCTTATAACGTCAAAAAAAATACATATAATATAATAATGCATATTCCAAATCAAAACGATGATTTAGCGTCTGACTTTAAAATAAGGTTTTAACTTTTTTCTTTTCCTTGTTTGCTCTGAAAGCCCTCTTAGTTCCTACACTTTGGGGGTTTTCTTTTGCAAATAAATTAAAATAATTCTTTTATTTAAAAATTTTTTTTTATTTTTGTAAGCTAAATAATATAAAATATGATATTTGAATTGCATTTTAGGAACGAGCTTAAAAGATTAAAATTTAAGCGTTACCAAATCTGTACAATCTTAGGTTGTACAATGCCAACTTTAAAAAGCAGAATTGAAAACCCCGGTCGCTTTACTGTTGATGAAATAAAAAAACTAGAAGACCACGGGTTTAATGTAAGTCGTTTAATTTAAAACTTTAAAAATTTATGAAATCAGTAAACATTAAGGGTAAAGAATATATTACAGTCAACGAAAGATTGATATTTTTTACAACACAGCCAAAATACAAAGGTTGGAGAATATCTGAGGATGTAGTTTCCTTAGATGAAAAAGAGGGGTTATTTAAAGTAACAATAATAAATCCTGAGGGGTTTCAAATGTCAGTTGCTCACGCCCAAGAGTATAGAGATTCAAGCTATATAAACAAGACATCTTTTGTTGAAAATGGTTTTACTAGTGCTCTGGGTAGAGCGTTGGGGTACTTGGGTATTGGTATTGATACCGCAATAGCGTCAGCCGACGAGGTTCAGACAGCTGTAAATAACCAACCAAAAGATAACAAATCTTGGCTAAAAGAAGCCGAACTTATTGCAACACTAAAAGGCACAAAAGAACAAGCCGAGAAAGTAATTGCAAATTTTAAAATGAAAAAAGAGTACAGAGAAAAAATCAATAATCAATTTAATTTAAAATAATAATATGGAAGCAAATGAAAAAATTTTTACAGAGGGTTTAATTGTCAAAAGAAATGACAACGCACCAGATTTTGTAATTGGAAACTTAAGCGTTAAGGTTGAAGAATTTAAACCTTTTTTAGATAAGCATAATAAAGGCGGGTGGGTAAATATAGATTTAAAAAAATCTCAAAGCGGCAAATATTATGGAGAAATAAATACTTGGCAACCCAAACAAAATGTTCAAGCTCCATCTTCAAATGAGGGGGCGAATGATCTACCCTTTTAATACTGGCAAACAAAGGGAAACAAAGGGCGTGATTAATTTCATGCCTTTTTTTTTATAATTTATTTGAATAATTAAAAATATTTTTTTAAATTTAAAATCAATTTTAAAATTTATTTATGAAACCAAAATTTAAAGAAACTTTTTTATATCATTTATTACAATTATTAAAGTTTAAAAAAAGGGATTATTTTTATCAAATTCATGATTACGATTATTCAGAGAATGAGCAATTACTAAATCATTACTTAGATTGCCCATTTAAAGGAGCTGGGTTTATTGATCATAAAAGATACGAGGTCATTTCTTGTGAGGTTGTAGAAAATAAAAAAGATCAGTGGGGATTTAAATATAGTATTTACTCGGTGTTGGTTAAAATATATTTACATAGAAGTATATGGGAACAAGATAAACATTGGAAGTCAAAAGCATATATAAAAAAATACAATTATTATAAAAAAATAATAGAAGATAAAAGAAAGCTAGAGCAAAAAATTAATGAATTAAATAAAAATAAAAAAAATGAAAGTAACTAAAGCCACAAAGATTTACCGGCCAATGAGAAGATTTGGAAACTTATTAAAAGATATTTTTTCACCTGAAACATCAACTCATTGGTGGATAAGATTGCCCGAGGGTACAGAAACCCAAAGGGAAAAAATAGAGTTATTAAAAAAAGTACAAGAATTAATAGTTAAAAGAATTAAAGTTTATGAAAGTAGTTAAAGATAGCAACGACCAATATCACTCACACGATAGCATAAGTGCCAGTGGGTTAAAAACGATTTATAAAAAATCTGTATACCATTTAATTAATCAAAAATTTAAGGAAACTCCGGCCATGGCTTTGGGAACCGCTGTTCATCAAGCGCTACTTGAGCCAGATGATTTTTATGATATTTACCACGTTATAGAAAAAATTAATAAAAGAACCAAGGCGGGAAAAGAAGAATACGAAAAGCAAATTGGATTGGCACAGGGAAAAATCGTTATCGAGGCGGACACACACGAAATTATAAAATCTATTCTTGGCAATTTTAGGCAACACGAGTTAGCAAAAAACTATTGCAAGGGCGAAATTGAGTTATCGCATTATACACAATATGAGGGAGTTGACGTTAGAGTAAGACCAGATTGCATAAATAGAATTTCAAACTTTATAAGCGATGTAAAAACTTGTCAAGATAATTCTCCGGAAGCATTTAAAAGGGATATTTACAAATGGGCATATCATTTGCAAGCCGCTTTTTATATGGATATGTGTGGCATAGATACATTCAAATTTATTGCTGTTACAACAACTTATCCTTATACTTGCGAGGTTTATACACTTAGTGATGAAATGGTTGAGTTTGGGCGCAACGCTTATAAGCAGGCATTTTCAAAGTGGAAGCTATATCTTGAAACCGGAGTTATGCCCAGTTATCACTGGTATCAATTTTCTAAAGACGGATCCTATGTTTTATAATAAAAAGTTAGAGTATTATAGGGAGGTTGTAGAAAAAGCTTTTAATATAAAAATTTGTAACTCAACAAGAAAGTTTGATTACGTATTTGCAAGAAGCTGCTATTATTATTTGTGCAGAACTTATACTCCGCTTAGCTTACAAAAAATAAGCAAAACATTAAATAAAAATCATGCAACTGTAATGCACGGATTAAAAGAGCTCCCCTATATTTTAAAGCACGATGAAAGGTGCAATAAATTATTTAACGATATTGTTAGACAGGTTGACGTTAACCATTACGAAACGCAAACAAGTAAAAGCTTGGATAGGTTAGTTCGTGACCATAATTATTATATGATAAAAAATGCTGAGCTAGAAAATTATGTTATAAAATTGGAAAGAAAGATTAAAAAAATTACAAAAAAAAATAACGAAATGGAACAAATTATTTACATTATGGCAGATAATAATTAAATAATTTTTAATTTTGTAAAAAAACTTTATGAAACATCATGCATTTGAAAGTGAAATTTTTGAAGCTTTTAGAACTAACGAAAAAAAAATTGTTAAAGCTGCTAACCTTTTAAAAGAAAACGGGTACATAGTATACAAAAAAAATAAATATGAGAAGAAACCCATACGCTAAATATCTTGGTAAAGAAGACGTTTTACAAAACCAGGTTATGAGATATATTGGTTTAAAATATCCGGGTGTGCTTTACACTCATGTTGCTAACGAGGGTAAAAGAACGCCTTTTGAACAATACAAAATGAAATACTTAGGAACAAAGGCAGGAATTCCGGATATAATGATTTTCGAACCAAATAAATATAAAAGCGGTTTGGCTATTGAATTAAAAGCCGGGTATAATAAACCTACACCAAACCAAAGAAAGTGGCTTAAAGAGCTTAACAATGCGAATTGGGTTGCTGTTTGGAGTAATAATTTAGACGAATGCATAGAAATTATAGATAAATATTTTAAAAACAAATAATGGCTAAATCAAAAAAAATATATTTTGAGGAGGTCGAACAACGAGTAAGGTGGACACAAAGTTCAACTGATAACTTTAAATATAATTATAAGTTTATTGGCGTGGCAAGTGAAGCTGAGTTTGATTTATTAATGGAGCTGCTTTGGTTCATGTATGAAGAAGACGAAATATCTTACAATCAGTTTTTTGACACCTTTAAAGAATTAAAAACATTTTGTGACGGAATTAAGGGCTTGATTGATAAGCAATAATTTTATTACTTAGTACTTATTTATGAAATACAATAAGATATTAAAACCTAAAAAGTTTGACAACTTTACAATTATACCTAGCTACATATTTAGGCACAAGGATATTACAGCTGGTGCTACTGGCCTGTATGCTTATTTATTTTCTCACAAAGCTGAGCAACAAATAACAATACAATTTATTTGCGGTCATTTTAAAGAGGGCAAGGACGCCATTGCCAGCAAAATTAAAGAGCTTATTGATTTCGGTTATTTAGAAAGAGTAAGGGTTACTGAAAAGGGAAAGTTTAAGGGCTTTAATTATATTTTAAAAACAAACAGAAAGCGGGTTGCACCTGATCGAGAAAAACCGTTATCGGAAAATCCGCCACAAAGTAATATTATATATAATGTTAACACTATAAAAAGTAATAATATGCCCAATAAATTAATTTTAAAAGTTTATCCTCATTTTCTTCAATTATTTCCAACTAAGTACCAGCCAAAAAGCGAGCCACAAAAAGCAAAGTGGATCGACTGCTTGGAAAAACTAGAAAAAATTGAAAAAGTAGATTTCCATAAATTATGGCTTGTAGTTAAATTTATACGGGAACACGAATTTTGGGGCGTTCATTTTTTAAGTTTATTAAAGCTTAGAAATAAAGATAAGAACGGCATAATGTATTTGTATAAATATTACGAAACATACGACAACGCCAACAAACCAAAATTTTGGTGGAGGGTAAAAGGTTTAATTAAGTATTTTATTTATACTGAAAATGGTAAAACGCTACTTGGAGCCGATACAAAAAAAGGCCAATTAAATGAATTTAATATATCACAAACATTAAATAAATATCAAATAAATCAAATTAAAAAAATTATATCTGGTGATAATAAATAAGGTTTACAAACTTGACAAATATGAACAAGCCATTGTAAAGTTATCTGCTGAGCAAAGGCATAACAATAAAATAAAAACTGGATGGGATGGCCTTAAAACAGTTAATAAAAAATCAATGATTGAATTAAATATATCTGGTTTTGGAGGAGAGTTTATATTTTGCAGAGAAAAAAATTTATATCCAGATTTTAAAATACATAACACTAGCAAAAAATTAAAAACGGACAATTACGACGCAACATGGCTAGGCCAATCTGTTGACGTAAAAGTCAATAGAAAAGATCACCCGCTTATGATACCGGAATATGCAAATACAGATTGCAAAATATTTGCACTGTTTACTTGCAATTATCCAAGTTACACCTTTGAGGGGTATTGCTTAAACTCAATTATTTTTCAGAAAAAAAATTTAAAAATGACAAGGGTTAAAGCTTACGTTATTGAAAAAAATTTGTTGTTAACAGAGAAGGAAATGCTTTTTTTATTAAATAATTAAAAAAAAAATTATATATTTAAAAAATATTTTTATTTATGAATCACTTTGAAAGCTTAACCGGTTTAGGAATACAACTAAAAAGGTCAACAGGAACAATTAAAACAAAATGTCCTCAATGTTCTCACACCCGAAAAAATAAATCTAATGATTGCCTTTCCGTTAATATAGACGAGGGTTTATATAATTGCCACCATTGTGGATGGGGCGGAAGCGTTGGCTTTAAATTTAAGCAAAAGGTCGAATATATTTTGCCACCAAAAATTAATTCAAACATAGCAGATAGGGTTGTAAAATGGTTTGCAAATAGGGGCATTACAGAGCCAACATTAATACATTGGAAGGTTGGTGAGTCGCTGGAATATATGCCTCAGGTTGGGGCTAAAAGAAGGTGCATTAACTTTAATTATTATAGAAGTAATGAGGTTGTAAATGTTAAGTATAGAGACGGAGAAAAAAATTTTAAACTTGTTTCCGGTGCGGAACTTATTTTTTATGGCATTGATAATATAAAAGAGTTAAATAGGTGCTATATTGTAGAGGGGGAAATGGACGCCCTTAGCTTACACGAGGCCGGATTATATTCGGTGTGTTCTGTTCCAAATGGCGCCAGCAAGGGGTCGCAAAAGCTTGAGTACTTAGATAATTGTTACGAATATTTTAAAGATAAAAAAGAAATAATTTTATGTACTGATAACGATGACGCAGGGTTGCAGTTAAGAAATGAGTTGGCGAGAAGGTTTGGAAACTATCGGTGCAAGTACGTTGAGTTTGGAGAGTTTAAAGATGCAAACGAAGTTTTAATAAGTAAAGGCGCTGAAACATTAAGAAATATTATTAAAGAAGCAAAAAATTTTCCTCTTGAGGGAGTTTTAAATATTGATAATATATGGCAAGACGTTTTAAATTATAGCGAAAATGGAATTAAAAATTACTCAATAGGTTTACCCGGATCCGACAACTATTTTAAGCTTGCATTTGGGGAGTGGAGCGTTTTAACGGGAATACCTAATAGCGGAAAGAGTGACATCTTAGACCAAATATTATGCAACCTTGCAACAAAACACGATTTTAGATGCGCAATGTTTTCGCCAGAGAGTTTTCCTTACGAGGGACATATAAAAAGAATTGCAAATAAATTAAACGAAAAAAATTGTGAAGTTGACGATCTTAATAATACAAAAGATTTTATTGAAGATCATTTTTATTGGATAAAAATTGACCTTGAAAATTTAACACTTAAAGGAATTTTAAACTCATTTAGGGAGTTGGTATTTCAAAAAGGAATTAATGTTTGTGTAATTGACCCGTGGAATATGTTAGATCACTCAGCTCAAAAAGACCACAGTTATATTGGTAAAATATTAAGCCAAATTACACAATTTTGTCAGCAAACAAATACTCATTTATTTTTAGTTGCACATCCAAGAAAAATTGAAAGTGAGGGCGGTGTATATAAAAAGCCAACACTATACGATATTTCTGGCTCTGCAGATTTTTTTAATAAGGCGTATAACGGTTTAATTGCGTATAGATGCATTGGGCAAAAAACTAAATATAAAAGTGACGTTGTTAGGTTGCATGTTGAAAAGGTTAAGCGTAAAGAAAACGGCCAATTGGGTGACTTTGAAATTGCGCCTGACTTTATGAACGGCGGTATATATAAAGAAATTAGCCAAACCGATAAGAAAATTCACGTTATAAAGGATAACGTACCATTTTAATATGTGTTTAAAAAAAGTAAATAAGTTTACTAGGGCCGGACAAGGAAAAATTATTGTATGTCCAAAGTGTAGCGCATGCTGTAAGGTTTACCATTTTAGCTGGTCCGCTTTAAAATGCTTTTGCTGTAATAACGAAATTAATAAATACGAATATGAATATATACCTTGAAGCGCAATCTTGGTGCCTAAAAAATAATATTAAAATATATATTGTTCCAATTGCTAATAAAAAGGAGTGTACAATTGAAATAAACAATAACGGCAAAATAATTAAATCTCCTCTGGAGTATAAAAATCAAAAAATTGCAAGCGATAAAATATGGGATTTATTTTTATATTTGTATAAGCAAAAGGAAAAATAATGGTTGAAAAAGTTAGTATTAACAAGGTAAAAGAGAACCCAAATAATCCAAGGTATATAAGAGACAACAAGTTTAAAAAACTTGTTTCATCTATTAAGGGCTTTCCCGAAATGTTTGAAAAGCGCCCAATTGTTGTTGACGAAAATATGGTTGTTTTAGGCGGCAATATGAGATTAAAAGCTTGTAAAGAAGCCGGTTTAAAAAGCATATATATTGACGTTGCCAAGAACTGGACCGAAGATCAAAAAAAAGAATTTATTATAAAAGATAATATTGGATTTGGTGAGTGGGACTTTGATATGTTAGCCAATGAGTGGGACACCGAACTCTTAAACAATTGGGGACTTGAACTTCCAGAATTTGATAAAAATAATTTTGACGATGCGTTTGACGACGAGGGGGTTGGCTATAAAAGTCAATACGGCGTTATTGTTAAATGTGAAACGGAAGCCGAGCAAGAAAAAATATATAAAGATTTAACCGGTCAGGGTTTTGACTGCAAAGTTGTTGTAACATGATAATAAAAGTTAGAAATAAAACAAAAAACTTTAATAGCTATAGGTCCGCAAGAGTAAAGTCGTTATTTAACGCAGACAGAGGCGACGAATTTAATTTAGATGTAGACGTTCCTGTTGAGGGCGATTGGCAGATTGGTGTTATTGTGGGGCCAAGTGGCTCGGGTAAAACATCAATTGGCAATAAGCTATTTGGTGGAGGTAAAATTTTAGATTTATATAGCGGTTGGAATAAAGACGTTCCAATTGTAGACGATATTGCACCCGATGGAGATTTTAACGCTGTTACAGGGCTTTTAGCTTCTGTTGGTTTAGGCGACGTTCCGTCATGGCTAAGGCCCTTTCACGCACTATCAAACGGCCAAAAATTTAGGGCTGGGCTGGCCAGATCAATAGCAGATAATCATAAAGAAATTATAATTGATGAGTTTACCTCAGTTGTTGATAGACAAATTGCAAAAATTGGCGCTTTAGCTTACGGCAAAGCTTTTAGAAGAACAAAGGACAGAAGGGTTGTGTTGCTATCGTGTCATTACGATATTTTGGAATGGCTCCAACCTGACTGGGTATTGGATACGTCAACTGGTGACGTTAAAAAAAAAACGATATTGGAGAACGGCCAAAATTCAACTTGGAAGTTAGGAAGGTCGACAGCTCTTACTGGAAGTATTTTAAACCGCATTATTATTTAGATTTACCAATGCCGCCAGCCGCAGAGTATTTTATTGGCACGGTTAACGGGGAGCTTGTTTCACATATTGCTGTTTGCCCTTTTTTTACAGCCAAAGGTTATAGAGGCACAAGGTTGGTAACAATGCCCGAGTGGCAGGGTGCCGGTGTTGGAACAAAATTTTTAAATTATATTGCGGAATATCATAAGCAAGGCAACGGGAGATGCGGGCATAAACTGCCCATGTTTTTTCACACAAGCCACCCCCAACTTATTGGTTACTTAAATAGAAACCCCGCTTGGATATTAAAATCTCAAAAATTATTTGGAGCTGATAAAGTAAAAAGCGGTAAATCAATTGCAAAAGCAAATAAAGGAAAAGGCACAATAGGTGCAAAAGCACAGGGCGGATTCGGTGGCCATTTTAGGGCTGTACAAGGTTTTAAGTACTTAGGTAAAAAATGAAAAAATTAAATATTTTTATAAGCGGTCAAAAATACTTTGGAGAAGAAATTTTGCATTTGTGCTTACAATTGGGACACAATGTAGTCGGAGTTTGTTGCCCGCTTGGTGATAAATATATTGGGAAGTTGGCATCTATTAACGATATTAAAATTATTTCTGCGGGTATGTTAAACTCAGATACTTTTCCAAAAAATATTGACTTAGGAATTACGGCTCATAGCTTTGACTATATTGGAAAAAAAACAAGGTATATGCCAAAGATAGGTTGGATCGGTTATCATCCTTCGTTATTGCCAAGGCATAGGGGTAAAAGTTCTATTGAGTGGGCCGTTAAAATGAAGGACCCAATTACTGGCGGTACTGTTTTTTGGTTAAATGCCGGTATTGACAGGGGCGATATTGCATATCAAGATTGGATTTGGATACCGCCAAAGCTTTTAAGTATGAGCGTTAAAGACGCCGCAAGGCACTTATGGAGGTCAGAACTAATGGACATGGGTGTCAATTTAATAAAAAAAGCTTTAAATGACATTGCAAATAATGTAATTATAAAGAATCCACAAAGAAATGACGTGTCAACTTGGGAACCTTCAACCGAAGTTAAAGACATATTTCGTCCAGATTCTCTTATGTTATTAGAAAAAAACCCTAAATAATTAAAAAAATATTTTGTAATTAAAAAAAAAATTGTATTTTTGTGTAAACAAACAATAAAAATTACAATTATGAACTACATTAACCTTGAAAATCCAGCATACTTAGAAGCAAAATCATTATCAAAATTATGGGAGGCATATTCACAAAATTGTCCTAGAGAGGATATTTTTGAAGTTGGGTTTAATAGCAACTCTGGAAATGTTTACATTGCTTTAGAAACAAATATAACTCTTGTTAGCTCTTTTGGTCAGGAGGTTGAATACCTTGTTACTGACTTTGAAACTGGCGAAGAAGAATTTTTTGATACAATAATTGAAGCAAACGAATTTTTAAACGAAATATCTTTAACGGCATAAAACCTGATATAAAAACCAGCATTCAGTTGTAATGGATTTAGGTATTAAAAGGGTTATTCGCCTACAGTTTTTAAAACAGTTTAGAATTTCCCTTTTTTTTTATGTAATTTTGTTATATGAGAAAACCCAACAAAACCAACACACTAAAAAAGAAACTGCTGGAAGCATTAGAGTTATCTTTAGGTGTTGTAACAACAGCTTGTAAAAAGGTTAAATGCAATAGGGCCACTTATTACGATTATTATAACAAGGATAAAGAGTTTAAGAAAAAAGTTGATGAAATACAAAACGTTGCTCTTGACTTTGCTGAAAGCCAATTGCATAAGCAAATACAAGATGGAAATACAACGGCAACAATATTTCTGTTAAAAACAAAAGGAAAAAAAAGAGGATATGTTGAAAGGCAAGAAATACAACACGACGGCACAATTGAAAGCAAACTAATTGAATGGACACCGGCCAAAGACAAAGAGTAAAAGAGTATTGCAACAAACAATTTTATCAAGCGGTTAAGTCAGAAAAAAGATTAAATATATTTCAAGGCGGAACCCGTAGCGGTAAAAGTTGGAGCTTAATGCAGTACTGTTTATATTTAATGACAACAGAGGCAAAACCTTTAACAATTTCTATTGTTAGGAAAACCTTACCCGCTCTTAAAAGATCTGTTTTAAGGGACTTTTTGCACATATCCAAAGAGCTGGGCATATATTGGAACGGGGTACATAACAAGTCAGAAAATACGTTTGAGTTTAACGGGCATACTCTTGAAATGTTTTCTGCTGATGACGCACAAAAAATTAGGGGATCAGCAAGGGACATTTTATGGATTAATGAGGGTAATGAATTATTTTTTGAGGATTATCAACAGCTTGTAATGAGAACAAGAAAAAAAATATTTATTGATTTTAACCCATCGGATCCCATACATTACCTTTACGACTTAGCGGAAAGAGATGACGCCGAACTTTTTTTATCAACTTACAAAGACAATAAATTTTTACCTGAGGAATTAATAAGCGAAATAGAAAGGATAAGAGAAAGAGATCCGGACTATTGGAGAGTGTATGGCGAGGGCCAAAGGGCTGTATTTAGTGAAAAGCAAATTTTTAAAAATTGGAGCTATATTCCCCTAAAAGATTTTCCGCAGCTTGACGACGTTGTACTTGGGTGTGACTTTGGATTTTCTCAAGACAATTTAGCAATTGTAAAGGTCGGAAAGCATAAGGACAGCTTATATATTCATGAGGTTATTTATAAAAAAGGAATGACAAACAGAGATATTGCCGAGTTTATTAAAGAGCAAAAGCTTGAGGAATTTATAATGTATTGCGATTCAGCAGAGCCAAAATCAATTGAAGAGCTACGCCAGATGTCAATTTGGGCTAAAGGGGCAGTTAAGGGTCAAGGCAGTATTAACGCGGGTATTTCGCTTTTAAAAGAGTTTGATATTTATGTTAGTGAGGAGTCAACAAATATTTTAAAGGAGCAGCTTTCGTACTTGTATGATGAGTTGAAAGATGGCACAATAATAAATAAACCAAAAGCAAACCAAACTGACCATCTTATGGACTCAATTAGATATGCGACATATTCAAGGTGGAAAAATAGAAACGACTTTTTTGTTGTATAATAAAAGAATTTATTATTTTGTATTTTTACATAAAATTTTATTTTAATGGCAACATTCTTTGACCGATTCAAAAACCTACTGACTAAAAATGCACAACAAACAGCCAACGAGTATAACAAAGCTATTTATAATTGGCTTGGCGAAAGCATTGTTTGGAACCCAGAAAACGATACAACCTATATAAACGAGGGCTATAGAAAAAACGCAACTGTTTATTCTTTAATTAATATTATAGCAAAAGCTGCTTCCTCAATACCATTTCAAGTTTACGAAAAGGTTAACGATAACGATTATAAAAGGTACAAGGCAATGAACAACGGAACACTAGATTCTAGTGTTATGCATAAGGCAAATTATTTAAAAAAGAAAGCGTTAGTTGAATTGCACGATACCGATTTACATAAATTATTAGAGCGCCCAAATCCAGCACAATCTTACGCGTCATGGATAACCGAGCTAATAGCGTTTGGAAAGCTTACAGGTAACAGGTACATTTATGGTATTGCACCCGAAACCGGAAACGGTGCCGGCAAGTATAAGGAATTATACGTTATGCCAAGCCAACTCATGGAAATTATATCCGGTGGCATTATGCAACCCGTAAAAGAATACGCTGTTGAGTACAACGGCCAATATAAAATTCCAGCTGACCAAATATGCCATATAAAAGATTTTAACCCATACTTTGACGGCACAGGTTCACATTTATACGGACAGTCACCGTTAAGAGCGGGCCTTAGATCAATGACAACAAATAACGAGGCAATTCAAACAGGAGTTAAATATTTACAGAACCAAACCGCAAGGGGTGTGCTAATGAGCGACGAGGGGGACTTAAACGAGGTACAAGCACAACAGCTAAAAGATAAATTTAGAAAAAACTTTCAAGGTTCCGATAATGCTGGCGACGTAATTATTACGCCTAAAAAATTATCGTGGGTAAACTTTGGTTTAAATGCAAGTGACTTAAGTTTAATAGAGCAATACAACGCTTCAATAAAAGATCTCTGTAATATTTATAACGTACCATCTGTACTTTTAAATAACGATAACGCCTCAACCTATAATAATGTTAAAGAAGCCAAAAAAGCGTTATATCAAAATTGTGTTATTCCAGAGCTTAACAAAATACAAGATGAACTAAACAGGTGGCTTGCTCCACAATATGGCGATAAATTATGTATTGAGTTTGATTATAGCGTAATACCAGAATTGCAAGAGGAAACAGAAAAGGTAGTAAATCAAATGGCTCAGGCATGGTGGCTAACTCCAAATGAAAAGAGAGCGGCCATGAGCTTTGGTACAGATGAGGAAAATCAAATATTGAATGAATATTATATACCAGCAAATTTAATACCGGCATCTGGGAGCGATATTGAAGTAGAAGATCCTCAACCGGCTTTACAAGAACAAGAGGAAAAAAAAAATAAAGTTGACAATATAGAAATTAAAGAAACTATTGAGGTTAAAGCAACTTACAATGACTATCCACAAAGTGCAACTAACAACGCCAAACGAGTAAAGAATTGGATAGAAAAGCACGGAAGAAAAGAAGTTGACGGAATGACCGAAACCGGCCTTGCAAGAATGAACCAATTAATATCAAGGGAGTCGTTAAGCGTTTCGACAATAAAAAGAACATTTAGCTTTTTATCAAGAACAAAGGGCGGAGGGTATAATAAAATAAATCCTGATTATAGAGACACCCCGTGGAAAGACAAAGGATATGTTGCTTTCTTAGGGTGGGGTGGTCAAAGTATGCTGACTTATGCTGATAAAAAACTTAAGCAATTAGAAAATGAGTAATGGCAAATGGAGAGATGCATTTGAAAGGCAAAGGCAAATAACCGAAAAGCGCAATACAATAAGGTTTACAAGGTATTACCAAAAAGAATACAATAAAGGTGTTGACAATGTTTTAAATACTGGCAATACTAACTATCAATATTTATTTACTGTTGATTTTTTTAATAATTTATATAAAGAACTCTATTTAGATACTTCAATGCATTTTGCAAAGTGGTACGCAAAAACATTTGATAAGTTTATAAAAAAGGGTGTTTCAAGCAGAGAATATGTAACACAATGGGAGAGTGCGTTTGGCTTATATGCAAGGCAAGTGGCCGCAACAAATGTTGTTCTTGTTAGCGGAACAGCAAAAAAAACATTAATAAAAATTACACAAAGATTATTTAGTGACCCGGAATTTATGGGCCTTGGATACCAAGAAAAAGCAAGAATTTTAAAAAAACAATTTAAAAAATATTCAACGTATCAAGCCCAAAGGTTAGTGAGAACCGAAACAACAAGGGCCGCAAATTATGGCGTTGAGCAAAGCGCATTGACCGTATTTCCGGGTGAGAACCTTGTCAAGGAGTGGTCAACCTCATTAGACGGTAAAGAAAGAGAATGGCACGCTGCCGCAAACGGTCAAGTAGTTAAAAATAGTGACTCATTTATTGTTGGCGGTGAGCCAATAATGAGACCCGGTGAGGGATCTGCAAAAAATGTTGTTAATTGTAGATGCTCAGCAATTTTTTATCCTGAGCGCACAACACAACAGCAAAGCTCAAATAATTTGTTAAATATTCTTGGTACCGCAATTGCAATAAACGAGTTAACAAAAGATTAAAAATTAATTTAGTAATTTTACAAAAAATATTAATGTATGGAATTTATATATAAAGCCGCGCCACTTGGAGATGTTGTCGTTGATTATGACGAAAAAAATAGTATTGTAAAAGGATACGGGTCTTACTTTGATAATAAAGACAGCGACCAAGATATTATAAGAAAAGGCGCTTATCAAAAAACGATACAGGAAAACGGTTCTAGAGTAAAATATTTATACCAGCACGATATGATGCAGCCAATAGGCAAAATGAAAGAGTTATACGAAGACGACAAGGGGCTTGTATTTGTTGCCGAAGTGCCTAAAACACAACTTGGCTCTGACGTTATTGAGCTTATGAAAGCCGGAGTAATTACAGAAAACTCTGTTGGCATTATGCCAATAGTAAAAGAGCAAAAAGGCGACTACAGAGAAATAAAAGAAGTAAAACTATACGAAATTAGTGCCGTTACTTTAGCGGCAAATGATCAAGCTAAGATATTAGATGTTAAAGGAATTTCTAATATTGATCACGTTTATAAAAGATATGATAATCTTTGTAAACTACTTAGAAAGGGCAATATCTCAGACGATATGGGATATGCTTTAGAATCCGAAATAATCAAACTCAAAACATATTTCATAAATGCTACTCAGCCAGTTGTTGAAACTACTGAGCCAGTCGAAGTCAAGCATGAGATTGATATTTATAAATACTTGTTAAATAATCTTAAATAAATTTCTACTAAAATGGAAGAAAACGTAAAAAAACAGCTTGACCAAATTGGGGATCTAATTGATTCTAAATTGGAAAAAGCTCATGGACAAGCACTTGAAAGTGCTAATGGTAAGGCAGAGGAATCACTAAAAAGTGAAATTTCTAACCTAACAAACAAATTCAACGAAAGATTAGATCAAATGGAAGTTGCTAACAAAAAAAATCTTGAAGCAAAATCTAATGAAAATCTAACTTTTAAAGGTGGCTTAGTAAAGCAAATTAATGATGGCGCAATTGAAAATATTGTAAAAGGTAATTCAAGGTCGGCTTCATTTACCGTAAAGGCGGATATGACAACCGGCGCTGATTATACAGGCGAAGTTATACCTGCTGATAGAGTTGCGGGATATAAATTTGATCCTACTCGACCAGTACACATTAGACAACTTATCCCACAAGGGTCAACAAGTTCTGATGTTATTAGATTTGTAAAAGAATCTGGATATTCAAACGGGTCTGCAACTGCAGCTGAAGGCGCAACGCTAGCTCAGTCGGATTTTGATTTTACTGCGTCTGACAGCAATGTTAGAAAAATTGGAACATACTTTAGAATTTCTGAAGAAATGTTAGCAGATACTCCACAGCTTACTAGCTATATTTCAGCAAGAGCGCCAGAAAAATTATTAAATGTTGAAGACAACCAGATTTTATCTGGTAACGGGTCAGCACCAAATTTATCTGGTATTATAACTGATGCAGCTGATTTTGATGTTTCATCTGGTGGCGCGTTTTACCAATCAGTTGAAGCGGCTAATGAGTTTGATGTACTTGTTGCATCTTTAAATCAATTAGCTTTATCTAACTACCAAGCTAGCTATATATTATTACACCCAACAGATTTTCACAAAATCTTATTATTAAAAGATAGTCAAAATAACTATCTAAAAGATCAAGTGTACTCTGGATTACAGCCAAACTTTATGGGAGTGCCTGTTATTATTAACAACGCAATTTCAGCTGGTTCGTTCTTATGTGGTAACTTTAATGTTGGTTCACAACTTTGGATAAGAGACAACGTAAATGTTGAGTTCTTTAGAGAAGACGGAACAAACGTAAGAGACGGTTTTGTAACTGTAAGAGTTTCAGAAAGAATAGCACTGACAAATTACTTGCCAAATGCATTCGTAAATGGATCTTTCTCAACTGCAAAAGCGGCTTTAGAAACGCCATAATAATTAATATTATTGTTTTAAAAGGGGTATTTATTGCCCCTTTTTTTATGGGGTAAATTTAAATAAATTAAAATATATTTTGTTTTTTAAAATATTCTTTTATATATTTGTGTAAACAAACAATAAAAAATTATAAAATGAATATGTACAAAAAATTCTTAAAACAAGACCCCAACAACTGGAAGTGGCTTATTGCCATTCATGTAGTTGTTTATTCCGTAGTATTAATATTAATGTTAGATATATAATTATGAATAATTTTATAATAATACCGCTCGACCCTTTTGAAAATTTATGCAATAGAAAATTTGGCCATCTTTCTAAAAGTGAGATAAAACAAAAAATTATTGAAATAGAAAATAAAGGAGTTGAAAAAACTGTTAGGGATATGACGGTTTTAGATTTTTTAAAAAGAAAATTAATTTAACTGGGGGTCGACAAAACAATCAAGGTGGATAGCTATAGGGTGTACAACCTTTAACCACTGCAACGGGGCAGGAGAGCCAAGACAGACCCCCACATTAAAAAAATAATTATGAGCTATAATAAAAACAAGTTTGAGCATAACTTAAAAAAAGCCAAAAGACAAAGCGAAAGCGAGAGATTTATGTTAAATAATATTTTTAGCGGGTACTCTCAAACATTAGTTGATATATGTAACCCAAATTTAAAAAAAGATGAATAGGCACTATATAAAGCATTTTACAGCTTGTTTACTGCTATATCTATCTTTTAGGGTACTATTTATATCAAATGATTTATTAACGTCTGTAATATTAGGCATTTTAGCTATTTCAGTATTAACAAGTAAAAGTAATGAGCAATAAAAATAATATTTCGGTTCTTGACGTTGACTCGATTGTTAGCGGATCCGTTGACCGCACAGCATTTGATAAACTACCGGCAATAAAAAAATTAAGAATTTATTACCACGCACAAGAAATTGTTAAAATTGTGCAATCACATTCTTTGTAATTATATAATTTTGTTTTGTTTTAATATGTGATTGTTAAAAAGCCGGTTGTTAATTCAGCCGGTTTTTTTTTATATTATCGGCATGAACGCAAATCAAAAGGGCTGCTACGCCGAGTACCACTTTTCAGCAACCGCCATAAAAAAAGGTTTTAATGTTTCAATGCCACTTCTTGACTCTAGCAGTTACGACTGCATTTTAGAAAAAGAGGGTAAACTTTTTAAAATACAAATTAAGTATCTTGGCGCTAACAGGTATAAGCATAGGGGAACAACCCAGATAACGCTTAAAAGATCAGGCGAGCCAAGCTACGACAAAAAGTTTGTAGATTTCTTTGCAATGTGGAGCGAGGAGTACTTAGGTTTTTTTATAATTAAAAACGTGGGGCAAACATCAATAAGAATTGCAATGCATAATAAGTATAAAGAAAATTTTAATAACTTTGCCCTGATTTCATAAATAAGTTTAAGAGTGCCGCTAAGATAAAACCTAGTGGCACTTTTTTTTTATCTTTACATAAAAATAATAGTTATGAAAATTAAACTTTTAACACCAATCAAACGAAACGGCCAAAATTACGTTGAAGGGGATATTTTAGATATTCCAGAAATTAGCGTAGGTAAGTGGCTAAAAAATGGGTGGGGTGAATCTATTGAAAAAATAGTTAAGAAAAAAGAAGTTAAAATTAAAAAAGAAACTAAAGAACTTAAACTTGATTCAAAAGAAACTAAAAATGAGACAAATAAAAATTAATTCAACTGAGGGATCTGAAATTGTATTAGTTACAACTGCTAAGGACTATATGAGAGTTAATACAAGCGTGGACGATAATATAATTACAAGAATGATAACTCAAGCTAGAATATGGTGCGAAAATTATATATCAAGGGATATTGTATCTAAAAATAGAACATACTACATGCCGGAAACAAATGGAATATTTGACTTGCCTTTTGGACCGGTTAGTAGCATTTCAAGTGTTACAAGCGACGGCACAGCAATTTCTTACACAATTTTAGGACTTGATAATGAAAGTATAGAGCTTGACGGCGGGGGTGCTGATAAGGTAAAGGTAACGTACGTAACAAGTGGCCTAAGCGACTCATTATTGCAGTCGGCAATCATGCAATTAGTTTCAACATATTATGACAATAGAGCTGATTTTAACTCTGATCAAAAAAGTAATTTTGAATTAATACCAACAAATGTTAGAGATATTTTAAACTCATATAAAGCAATGTATTTATAATGGATGCCGGAAAATTAGATACTAGGGTTGGTGTATATAGATTAAATCAAACAACTGATGGTTATGGTGGGTTTAGTGATTCGCCTACTTTATTAACAACATTATGGGCAAATGTTACTTATTTAAGTGGCGAAATGAAAACAGAAAATGGTAGTCGAAAACAAGCTCAAAAAATAAAATTAATATTTAGAAATTATGCACTTGTTAACCCAAATAACTATTTTGAATATTATTTACAATTTTCTGGTGGTGCCTATAAATATAGGATTGTAAATATGTTTGAAAGCACGCCAGATTTTTACACAACAATTGAAGCAGTAACATTTTCGTAATGAAACCAAATTTAAAATTTAATAAACGTGATTTAAATAAGGTGGAAAAAATTTTATCAAACCTTAAAGTGGCTGTAAAGCAAGCGGAAAGCGGAGATTTAAATAGGTTTGCCGCTCAATCTGTTAAAGAAGCAAAATTAAAGGCCCCAGTTAAAAGCGGGGACTTAAAAAAAACAATGTACTACGAGAAAATGGATAAAGGTGTTTTTATTGAGGCGCCAATGAAATACGCAAGCTTTGTTGAGTTTGGCACAACAAAACAAAAACCTCAACCCTATTTTTTTAATCCAATAAGAAAAACATTTAGAAAATTTGTCGACGATTTAAGGCGAAAGGTTAATAAAGAAATTAAAAAAAGCAGTTAGTATGAGAGAGCCAATGCAATATATTAGACAAGCCATTATCTCTGCAATAGGTAGCCAGTCAATAAGTGGTCAACCAGTACAGGTAACTAATAGAGTTAGTAAGAGTTTTAATCCTCCCTATATTTGGGTATATAGTGTTGCAACAAATGAAATTGATAATAACCAGCAATCATTTACAACTGAGGTTATAACAAGATTAGAAATTGTAACTAAATATCAAGGCGATTCTGGTGGCGATTTGGTGGCCAATACGTTAGTAAATACTTGCTTAACTTTGCTGAGAACTAGATCATCCGGATATTTTGATTTGTCTAGCAATAATTTTAAAGTATATGGGTGTAATGTAGAGAGCGTTAATTATAGCCAAGAAGATACAGATGGCGGCACATATTTTAAGGGAGTTATAGAATTATCTAACAGAGTTGAACAATTAAATTAAAATGGGATATACAGACATGAAATTATATATGATGAATACTTTTGCACTAGGAATTTCATTGACTAATATT